TGAAAAAAATTGTTTTGAACAATACAAAAAAGAGTCAGACTTAGGTATATTAAATAATTTTACTTATGATACATTTGTTTTAAAAAATCCAAAGCTTTCTAGAATAAAAAATTTTATTGAAGAAAAGATTAACATGTATTTTAGAAATGTTATATCGCCAATATCAAACAATAACCAAATTTATATTACAGAATCTTGGATATCAATAACTAAATTAGGACAAAGCCATCATGAGCATTTTCACGCAAATAGTTTATTAAGTGGTGTTATGTATTTAGAGACAATACAAGAAAATTCTATTATCTTTTCAAATCCTAATAATCAATTATTTTATTTTCAACAAAATCCTAATCAATACAATTATGGAGAAGCTATTTTTAAAACTAAGAAAGGCACTTTACTTATCTTTCCCTCTCATATAAAACATAGAGTGCCAATGAATAAATTCGATAAAGATAGAGTCTCATTATCCTTTAATACTTTTGTTAAAGGAGAAATAAATAATGAATCTAATCTTACTAAGCTGACAATATGAAACCAAGAGGTGCTACCGAATTACAGATGGAAATGTTAGAAAAATATGTTTCCAAAGATATTTTAGATCAAGTTCAAATATGCACTTCTATACCCGGTAAAGTTCCAATAGATCCTAACAAATTAAATATACTTTGGCAGAAGAATGCATACAATCAACCTAACTTACAAGAATTTTTTAGAAACAAAGATAGACACAAAGAATACGATTGGTATGTTTTCAACAGTCATTGGAATTATGAAAAATTTAGATATTATTTTGATATACCTACAGAAAGATCAGTGGTTATAAAAAATGGCCTAGACTATTTTCCTAAAAGAAAAATTTATAAGAAAGGCGATCCTATAAAAATTATTCATCATTGTACACCTTGGCGAGGTTTAAATGTTTTATTGCTTGCCATGCAAGACATAAAAGATCCTAACATTACTTTAGATGTTTATTCATCTTCAAAAGTCTATGGTAGTGAATTTAGTGATGACAATGACAAAGATTTTTACCCTCTGTACGAGCAAGCTAAACAGTTACCAAACGTAAATTATATTGGTTACAAACCACATGAGTACATTAAAGAGGCCATGCCAAATTATGATATGTTTGTTTATCCATCTATTTTTGAAGAGACTTCATGTGTGTCAGCATTAGAGGCATTAGCATCAGGTTTACATGTTATCACAAATAATTTTGGTGCTCTATATGAAACATGTGCAGAGTGGCCAGTGTATATTAGTTATTCTACTAATTACGAACAAATGGCTCAGGACACCGCAGTTGCAATAAGGACAGCTGCAAATTATTTACATGAAGATTTTATTCAAGATCATTTAGATGAACAGCAAAAATTTTATAAAAATTTTTATCATTGGAACAAAAAAAAACATGAATGGACTACATTTTTGAAAGGTGCTTTAAATGAAAAAAAATGATCAATTCGTAAATGAAGATACATATCAGACTTTAACTGAATTAAATATAGATACAGATTTAAATGACAGGGCAAGAATGCCTTTATGGAAGAAAAAAAATCAAAAAGAAAGCAAAAAAGATTATTCTATTTTTGTAGCAACACCGGTTCATAGTGAATGCTCAATACATTACACACAGGCTTTACTAGAATTTCAAAAAATGTCATTAGAGAAAGGAGTTGAAACACAATTTTGTTTACTAAAATCTTCTTTAATTACTCAAGGTAGAAATTTATGTGTTTCTGCTTTTTTAGAAAGTAATAGAACACACATGTTGTTTATAGACTCAGACATTTATTTTCCCTCTCCATCTATTTTTAAGATGATTGAAAAAGACAAAGAATTAATATCAATTCCATACCCATTAAAAACTATGATGTGGGATAAACTGTTTGATAAGATACAGCAAGGTAAAGTTAAAAAACCAGAGGATTTGAAAAAATGGTTAAATGCGTATCCCATGAAAGTAAATGATCCTAACAGTATAATGTTAAATAATGGTGTGATGGAAGTTACACACAGTCCTACTGGATGTATGTTAATAAAAAGATCAGTGTTTGAAAAAATGATTAAGGCTTATCCTGATAAGGGAATAGTTCAAAAAACAGTTATAAACGGTAAGTATGTCGATAGACCACATATGTGGAATTTTTTCGATTGCCTACACGATCCCGAAACTAAATCATATTTAGGTGAGGATTTCAGTTTTTGTAAATTATGGAAAGACATAGGTGGTAAATGTCATGTCTATGTAGATTCTGGTATAGCACATATCGGAGAATATGCTTACGAAGGTCGTTTTGCTGATGAGTTGATAAGCAAACAGTAAAATGGTAATATATGCTATAATTAGGAAATTAGTATATGGATCCATTTACAATAGCATTAGCCACATTTGGCGTACAAAAACTTAGAGGAAAATCAACAAAAAGAGCATTAAGGGATGCAGCCATTGTTGGCACTGGTTCTTA